ATAGATTATTCGAAATAAACAAGTAAAAAGCAAACTAGATAAACAAAACGCACAAAGAAAAGGAAACGTAGAAACCAAAGTAAAAAATAATAATAAGGAACACAACTCTGAAATGCGTAAATTAGAAGAAGATATGGATAATCTCAAAGTTGAAACAGTTAATAAAAGTATTTCCAAGGCAATTATGGAAGCCAGAATGAAATTGAATTTAAAACAGAAAGATTTAGCAAATAAAATTAATGTACAACCACAAATAGTTCAACAATATGAAAATGGAAAAGCAACTCCCGATATTGCTATTTTGAAAAAATTGGAAAGAGTTTTAAAATGTAAATTAACTGGTAAGGGTTTTACAAAATGAAAAATTTTTTTTATTTATAAATAACTACTTTTTTTAAAGCAGTTGACTGGTCTGTTCTCTATGTCCATCGAGTAATACAGTATTTCGGTATTGTACTCTTTGCGAAACTTGTGTTTGTAGTTGAATAGCAGTTGCTTGTTCTATAAGAGATTTTTCACTTTCGTTATTAACGAGTTGAACTGTAATTTCAGTAGTTTTAATGTTCCCTCTGCTTCAAAAGTTGCTCCTTTGTTAAACCCTCCTCTCATAGTAGTTCCTCCTCCCTTAGCAACATTTCCTCCCTTAGCAACATTTCCTCCCTTAGAAGTATAACCTCTGCATCTGACAGGTTCTTCGTATGGAATTCTTTTAAATATATCTACAAAAATGTAGATAATATTTGATTCTTCGTTATGCGATGGTTCTAATCCGTGATATTTTTCTAGTTGGGATGTTGCAACAAAGAAGAATCTTTTTCCCGAAGAACCCGATTCAAAACTATTAATATAAATTCTTTTACTAGAAGGCATATAGAAGTTAGTATTTCCTTTTTGGTTTGTAATTTTAATTAACCTTCCATCCTTAGTTTTTGCTTTTACTTTGTAGTAAAAGTTAGATCCAGAATATATACTTGTAGGGGAAATTCCCACACCTATTTCGTAATAAGATTGCGATGGAATTAGACAAATATGTGCTCCATGTTTTGAAGCGTCTCTTCCTTTTTCACCAGGAATTTTACAAGTAGCAGCAAAATCTTCGTCACCAGGATTTACAATATTAACATTTAATTGAACGTCTCCGTAATAAGTATTACGATTTGAAATTCCATACCTTTCAACTAATGGTTTATTTGCAATATTACAAGATTTATTCATAAAACTTGTTTCAATTTCTTCATATGTTTCACCTTCTTCAAAATAATTATTGGCACAGAATTCACAGAATACCAATTCACTAGTAGGAATTTTCGTACCTGAAACAATATATCCAAACCATTTATTTGATTTATTACCTTGACAGCACCTTCCTTGTGACGAAATATAATCAATCGTAAATTTGGTAGTTTCGACACCGTCTCCATAATATTGAGTTGTTGTATTTTCTGACTGATACATATTGATTTAGTTCAATTATATATTAATATTTTCAATTTTTTTTTATTCTAATATTTTATTTTATTGATATAATCTATAATGATAAAATTTATAAAGAATAGACTTAAAAAAGATAAAAGTCTAAGATATTTTATTTATTTTATAGTGGTTCTGTTAATAGGAAGATTAATATATGATTTGGTTGTTTATCATTTTACTAAATTTGAAAAGATAATAACCATAGAAGAAAAATACACAAGATATAGAAAAAAAGCTTCTAACTACAATATTGTAGATACTGAAGGTAATATTTATAAAATAGACAATTTATGGTTCAAATTTGATTATAATAGAGGTGATGATTATGTCAAAATTAAAGTAGGTAAAAAATTTAAAGTAAAAGGTTATGGATTTAGAGCAGGTTATTTACATTCATATAAGAAAATTTATGAAGTTGAAGAAGTATAATATTTATTCTTCTAATAATACAGGAGCATTATTGTTATTTATTATATTTTTAACTTTCTTGTAATACAATGTTCTTTTTTTTCATAAAATGTCTTTGTATAAATTTCAGTATTAGGATATTTATTTTTTAATATATCTATTATTTTATTATATAATTCTTTTTCATTTTTATTTTTATTTTTTCCTAAATCAGTGATAACTATTTTTTTTAGAAATTTTTTAAGATTAATTTTTTTTTTTATAAAAAATTCATGTGTAAAAAACATACTATATTTTTTGTCATTGGTAATGATTTTTCTTAATTCTTTAATTTTGTTGTCTATATTATCTATTTTTTTACCATTTATTTTAATAGAATTTGTATGTTTGGCACCTCTCCATTCCATATTTAAATAAGTAATTCTATCTAATAATAGTTCAGTATTTAATAAATAATTGGGTTTATCACATGTTTTTAATAATTTATCTTTTTTTAATGTTTTTTGCATTAATCTCCCATATCCTATATCATAAAACATTAAAAAAATAAAATCCATTCCATCTTGTCCCCATAGACCATCTTGCCCTACTTGTGAACCTGGTTTTAAATATCCGTCTTTTAGTATTTTATACATAACTTTTAATGATAAAACGGATTTATGTCCTAATAAATGTTTTTTTGTATATTTTTTAGTAGATTTCATTTTATAATATATATTGATAAAATAATAATAAATTAAAGGTATAAAGTGAAATAAAAATTAATGAGCGTAACAAGCATCCATAGCTATTCCACACATATTAGGAATATCCGCATTAAAATACATATATCCATCTTGTCCCCAATCCGTATTCCAACTATTCTTTATAATATAATATGAAGTTCCATTACTAGTCCTTCCATATCCAACAACTGTAACTGCGTGGTCCAGCATAGTCTCCGAACAAGTTGTAGATGTAAAAATACCACTAGAATAAAAATGGAAATCATCCTCAGCATCAATAGCAACTGAAATAGGACCAACACTCAAAACAGCATCAAGGAAATGTGCGGTTGAATTTTCCGGAATACGAGTTAGATTACTAAATCGAGCACCTACTGAAGAATTAGTAAAATTACAAGTTTGGTCAAATGCGGTATATGGATAAGACATTTCCAAGTCAATACCACTTATATTAGAATAACCTGGACCGGGAGCACTACCCTTAATAACATAGTCAATTGCTAGATATGGCCAACCTCCATCGCAACCATCGCAATCTGGAACACAATCAACCAAATCTTGTTCACTTAAAGAAGTAAGATTTCCTGTTTCTCTAGTGTGTGCTCCCTCCATAGTGGCAACGGCACTAAATGCCCAACAACTACCGCACTGCTGTTGGTCTTTAACATCAGTTACTAGACCTTCTGCGCGCCAATCAATTGTAGAGTAATTAAGGGTATTAAATGTCATATGGTGTTCTGGATATGATGAGTTAGACCTATTATGAAGACCATTATATCCCTTATAGAGAATATTGAATTCGTCAAAAGTTAAATCACCATATTTATTCATTGCGAGAGTATAACTGAGATTTTCACTATTCCTGGCGTTAATATAATCCATATTTTCAACAAATTTCAGATATCTATGTAGTAAATAAGAATTACTACCATAGGATTTATTATAGGTTTGAACAAAAGAAGTGAATTCCTCTAAATACCTGAAATCTGACTGTAAACTGATATTAACATTGATAGCATAATTAGCGTTGGCAAAACCAAAAATTGATAGGAGTGTAAGGAATTTGAACATTTTAATTTAATTTGAGGTGTTAGTTTTAAATGGAATAAATTAATTCAAAATTAATTTAAGAGGTTTCACTTTTACACTTTTCACCTTTGCTGATTTAAAACGCAGAATTATTTATATAATTTTAATGTTTTAAATTTGGTAGACTTTGTAGTTTTATACAATCTTTTTCTCTTATAATTTCCCTCAAAAATATTCTTGTAAGTATTTTTATTAATTTCTCTCAAAATTATTTTAATATTTTTAAGTAATTATTTATAACCTATTCCGTTACATTTTCTAAGTTTATTTTTCAAGACACTAAAGAAATTTTCAATAGCATTTGTATAATGTTGGTATGGAACTGAATACAATAATTTGTTTTTTTCTTGAATTAAATCCTTTACTTTCTTAATCCCATCTTTTTCATATATTTCATATCCAATAACTCCATTTGTAGAAATCGCAAAAATACCAGTATATTTTTTAAACACTTCTTGATTATTTGTTTTTATTACACATCTTTTTCCTAATTAGCTATAGCAATGTTTTCTTACTTCATAAGAATTTAATGATGTTTCATATATACAAATTATATCTGATAGTTTATATTAATTGGTTTTTGTATCTTGTTATTGGTTCATGTCTCAGTCTTGTTTGTTTCAATGTTGGATTATTATTTATTTATAAAATATATTTTTTTGAAATTAATTTCATTTAAAAACAATTTTATAAATAAATTATTATGATATATATACTTGAATATGTTTGGTTGGATTCTAATGGGGGTTGTCGCAGTAAAACAAAAGTAACTGATATGACAGAATTAAAATTAGAAAATATTCCTAAGTGGAACTATGACGGTTCTTCTACCGGACAGGCAACAACTGTAAATAGCGAAGTTATTCTAAATCCGGTAAAATTGTATTTAGATCCCTTCCGTAGAAATGAGAATAGTTATATTGTATTATGCGATATATATAATGTAGATGGAACACCGCATAGAGATAATATGAGACAAAAAGCAGAACAGATATTTAAAAGTGGTAAAGATAAAGAACCTATGTTTGGGTTAGAACAAGAATTTTTTATTTCTAAATATATATATGGTAAATTAGAACCTATTGGTTTTTTAGAAGAATATGGAAAAAAATATGGTATTAAAGAACAAGGAGATTATTATTGCGGAGTAGGCGGGGAGAATGTAATAGGTAAAGAACTTATCGAGGAAGCACTTAATAATTTATTATATAGTAATATTTCAATTACAGGTATGAATGCGGAAGTTGCTCCTGCTCAGTGGGAATTTCAAGTTTGTGATTTTGGAATAAATGCCGCAGATGATTTAATTATGTTAAGATATATTTGTAATAGAACATTTGAACAAGAAGATCTTATCATGGATATTCGAGCGAAACCAGTAAACGGAAATTGGAATGGTTCAGGATGCCATATTAATTTTAGCACAAAGGAAATGAGGGAAGAAAATGGTTATACAATTATAGAACAGGCTATTAGTAATTTAGAAAATAATCACGATTTACATATTAGAAATTATGGAAGTGATAATTTTGAAAGATTAACAGGAAAACATGAAACTTCAGATATGAAAACTTTTAGTTGGGGCGTTGGAAGTCGTCACACTAGTATTAGAATTCCAAATGAAACAAAAAAAAATAATTGTGGTTATTTTGAAGATAGGAGACCTTCATCGAGTTTAAATCCTTATGTGGCAACTGCTTTACTATTCTCTACTTCGGTAGGAATAGAACAAAGTTTTTTCGTATAAATTAAAAAAATATCTTTTAAAATCTAATTAATTTAAACTATTAACTTCTACCGAGTCGTGATCCGAAACATGTACTTCTGCGGAAGCACTCCTATGTTCCGGTGTAAACTCATGAGAACCTTCATAAAGTTCGGAGGTATGAGACCTCATAACTTCTGAAGCAGCGCGACAAACTTCACGCATTCCACCATCAGTATGATTAAATTCGATACATTTTCCTTCAGGAAGACCATAAGATTTAGCAATATCATTTCCAAACCCCAAACCAACGAACACAACTTCTTTCTGTTGTGCTGATTGGATTTCTTCCTTTACAACTTCGACTTTTTTTATTTTTGAAGAATTTTCAAATCCGTCAGTCATAATAAGCACTACTTGTTTTTCATTTGTATCATGTTTAGTAACATCACACGCCATTAGAATGGCATCATTTAGAGCTGTACACCCGTTAATCTGATAAATTTTACTGAGTTTATCAATACTCAAATCAGTTTTTCCACTTGGAACTTGTTCATCCAGAACAATTGAACATTTATCAGAAAACTTGATAATTACCAGTCTACTAATATTTTCTTGATCATTTGCCGTTTGTGAAAGAACCTTCAAAAGTTCCAGTTGATTAAATTGAATCATTGAACTCGACGCATCAAGTATCAAAATAAGTGTATTCCTAGTTGTAGAAGACATAATTGATTTATTAATAAATAGTTTTTAACAAATCAATTTTTTTAAATTAAAAATAGTAAATAATTTTGGAAATATGTTTAGACATTAATATTTGCTGAAATTGACATTGCTTCCATTTCCTGCATCAATAATTTACAAGAATAAGGAACTCTCACTTCCGAAAATGAAGTCTGATTATTACAATTCTTACAATAGTATATATCCTTCTCAGGATTTACTACTGCTTTTAATCCACAGTCATTACAGACATATAATCTATAATTATCCGAAACATCTAACATTCTTTCTTTAAGAAATTGTACTGTTCCATGGGAAATCATACAATCTCTTTCCATCTCTCCAAATCTAAGTCCACCATCTCTAGCTCTACCTTCAGAAGGTTGGCGAGTAAGTTGGACAATAGGTCCGTGACTTCTACTATGAATTTTATCATCAACCAAGTGTTTAAGTCTCTGATAGAAAGTTGGACCTATGAATATAGAAACACTCATTTGTTCCCCTGTTCTTCCATTATAAAGAACTTCATTTCCATACCTTTCATAATTGAAATCTTCCAATACTTTTTGAATATTATCTAGATTACAATCTACAAAAGGAGTTCCATTTCCATGTCCACCAAGATGAACACCTGCCTTACCTAAAAGACATTCAACCAATTGGGCAATTGTCATTCTAGAAGGAACAGCATGAGGATTCAAAATTAAATCCGGAACTATTCCATCTTTAGTATAAGGCATATCTTCTTGACGAAAAACCATTCCAACTGTTCCCTTCTGTCCGTGTCGAGAAGAGAATTTGTCTCCAACTGTTGGAATACGCGGAGACCTCACACGCACCTTACAGAAACGATGTCCTTCGTGATTTCTATTAACATATGTTTTGTCAATAAAACCACTTTCATTGGACCTTAAAGCAGTACTACTATCTCTATAAATATAGCCATTACTGTTCGTTTCTTTTATTGGAAATACTTTGCCAATAATAATATCATCTCCATCAACAAAAGTATTATCTTTGACAAAACCTTCATCGTTTAATTTATTGTAATTACAAGGTTTAATACCCTTTGTATATTTGGTGTCAGGAACCACAAATTTTTCTTCTTTACCCGAGGACTGGTTCTTTTTCTCCTCGTCTCTATAAGAACGATAGAAAGTTGATTGGAATAAACCCCTATCTATGGCAGACTGATTCATAATAATACTATCTTCCTGATTATATCCAGAATAAGTCATAATAGCAACAATAGCATTAAGACCATTCGGTAATTCATCCATATTAATTAACTTACTGTTATTAGTTCCAACCATAGGACGGTTCGGATAACTCAGAACATGTCCAAGAGTATCCATTCTCAAACGGAAATTGGAACAATAAACACCCATAGCTTGCTTTCCCATAGCAGACTGATATGTATTTCTAGGAGATTGATTATGATCGGGAAATGGAATGGAAGAAGCCAGAACTCCTAGAATAATTGAAGGATGAATTTCACAGTGTGTATATTGATTTTTCTTCATCAAATCATTCTGGTTCATAGCAACTAAACAACTATGTGACTCTTCCACATCTATATATTCAATTACACCTTCTTTAATTTCTCTCGGACGATTACTTTCACAATCTAAAGAATTTATATCATTAAGACTTTTCAATAATAAGTTATTCCAACTATATTTTCCTGTCTTAAGATTTTCAATATCGGATTTTTCAATACGCAATTCATTTACCATTCCTTTTTTACTTTCTTTATTGTCTACAATATAAAGAGGTCTGATACACCTTCCCCCATCCGTATAAATGAATAATTCATTAGTTGTAATATACCAACAAAGAGAAGTATAAAT